GGAAAGTTCCCGACTTTTACGAGCGGCTGCGGCACAGCTACGACGAGCGGTTCTATCGGCAGGAGGTGCTCGGCGAATACCTGAGCATGCACGAGGGTCGGGTGTATTACGCTTTCGAGCGAGCGCTCCACATAAGGGAAGTCCGGCAGGATGCGGGGCAGCCGTTGTTATGGGCACTCGATTTTAACGTCGATCCGATGTGCAGCCTGGTTGCGCAGAGGGAGGGGGAGACCGTTTACGTGCTCGATGAGATCGTGCTGACGCGATCGAGCACTTGGGAGGCGTATGAGGAGTTCGCGAATCGATATCCGCCGCCGAAAGCAGGTTTGCGCGTCTACGCCGACGCCTCGGGCCGGCATGCGCAAACGGGAGGCGGGACGGATCTTGAGATTCTGCGAAAGTGCCTGGCGCGCGGCGGCTACAGCCGTGTGGACTACCGGATCCCCCGGAAGAATCCCACGGTGCGGGATCGGGTAGCGCTGGTCAACGCGCGCCTGAAGAACGCGGCAGGCGAGGTGAGGCTTTACGTCAGCCCGAGGTGCCGAGAACTCATTCAGGATTTTGAGCAAGTGACATACAAGCCGGGCAGCAGTTTGATCGACAAGGATCGGGACCCGCGACGAACGCACCTGGCGGACGCGCTTGGTTATTTGCTGTGGCAGGAATTCGGGGAGCCGCGGGGCCCGGTTGGCGAACAGGCGAGGAATTTGCTCGGTTAAGGGCACAAAGGAGCGCTAGCGTGGAAGCACAGATCGACCGAGAACATCCCGACTACGTCGCGAAGAAGGCGATCTGGAGGACGTACCGGGATCTCTATGTGGGTGGCGAACAGCTCAAGGCTAACGCGGCCTATTACCTGGTGAGAAGGCAACGAGAGCCGCTGGAGGTTTACGCAGAGCGGTTGAGCCGGGTCTATTACGAAAACTACGTCGGTTCGATCGTCGACTGGTACGCGGCCACTTTGTTTCGGCGTGAGCCGTTGGTGTTGACCGAGGGAAGCAACGAAGAGGGAAAGCGTTTCATCGCGGAGTTCACCGAGGATTGCGATCTGCGAGGGAGCAGCTTAAGCGAGTTCTTTCGCCGGCAGCTCATTGAGGCCTTGATCTGCGGGACAGCCTATGTGCTAGTGGACTTTCCGCGGGTGAGAGGGCCGGTCGGCAACCGCGCCGAGGAGGAGGCGCTCGGCGCCTCGCGAGCATATCTGGTCGGATACTCGCCGACGGAGGTCATCAACTGGAGCAGGGATGAGCGGGGCAATTTCGATTGGGTCGTTATCCGGACGCGGCGCAGTTACCGGGAATCGGCAGCGAGCGAGGAGCTGATCGAAGAGACCCGGTGGACCTACTACGACAAAACAGGTTTCCGAGTTTACCGCCGGCAGCAGGTGAACGGGGCCGGAGGAGGGCCCGACCTGATCGATAGCGGCCGGCACGGTTTGGCCAAGCAGCAACGGGTTCCGCTGTTTGAGATGCGGGTGCCGGAGGGGCTGTGGCTGATGAACAAGGCTGGCCTGCTTCAGCTTGAGCATTTCAACAAGTCGAACGCGCTCGCGTGGGCGTTGACGATCGGCCTGTTCGCCTCGCCGGTGGTGTACACCGACCGGGAATGGAATCAGATTGTCGGCGAATCCTACTATATACAGCTTGGTCCGGAGGACCGATTCGGGTGGACGGAGCCTGAAGGAAGGGTCTTCACGATTGCGGCGGAGAACTTAGCGCGGCTTCAGGAGGAGATCTACCGGGTCTGCTACCTGCTGTCGCAAGCAGGGGGGAGGCTGTCGAGCCGCGCTCTGCAATCCGGGATCAGCAAGCAGCGGGACTTTGCCATCACGCAGGAGGTGCTGCGGACCTACGGGGACATCATTAAGGACACGATGAAGCGGGTGCTCCGGTCGATCGTAGCGGCGCGGGAAGACGGTCTGGCGGTGGATGTCTCGGGGTTAGAGGAGTTCGACATCGGGGACTTTGGGGCGGAGTTAGCGGACGCCGAGAGATTGCTCGCGCTCGGGATTCCCTCCGAGACACTTCGGAAACAGGTGTACAAGAAACTGGCATTCAAGTATCTCTGTGACGTCCGCCAGGAGGTAAAGGACCGGATTGCAGAGGAGATCGAGGCGGGGTTTGCGACGAGCTAGAGGCGGACAGCGCCCGAGTCATTCGTGCGTGGTGCGAGGCGGGCAGGAGCGCAAGTTGGCTTTTAGCAAGGGAGTCTCAAGCGAGGGATGGCGATGGAAGAGCAAGTCAAGGAGACGAAGGGTGAGATGGAATTTCCGGAGACGAACATCCGGTCGCTGATACACCAAGCGATCCAGGAGTTCATCGAGGCGGAACGGAGCAGGGCGGAGCCGGTGCTGAAGACGGAGCTGGCAGAGGAGCGCCGGCGGCGGGAGCAGCTCGAGCGGCGAGTGAACGAACTCGTGCAGGAGAACGAGCGAAGCCGGCGGAAAGCGGAGGAGGCCGAGCGGTATGCGGCGATCCGTGACGAGCTGGTGCGGCTGGGCGTAACGAAGGTGGAGTTGGGGTTCAAGGCGGTCAAGGACGACATTTACCGGGCGCCAGACGGGCGGCTGGTGGCCCGGGGACCGGAGGGCGAGGTGAGCATGCAGGAATACCTAGCTCGTTTTGCGCGGGAGAATCCCGAGCTTCTGCCGGCGCGCGTGGGAGGGGGTTCGGGGGCGAGCTCGAGCACGCCGGAGTCGCAGACGGGCCGGTTCAGCCTGGACCGGATCAAGCCGGGGATGGACCGGGAAGAGCTGGACCGCATCCGAAGAGAGATTGCCCAGGCGATCTCGCACGTCTGGCGGGGCGAGTGAGCGGAGTGGGCGAATCGTAAGAGCTCGGGGGCAACGGGAGGCGCGAGTGCCGGGGGTTATTGCGGATGGCGAGGCCGGCCCGGCGAGAGGTCGGAGGGGAGCCAAGCGCACAGGCGAAGTCCCGGAGGTCCCGAGGTCGAGCCGCTGGTAAGGCATCGCTCTTACGTCAGGCGGCATTGAAACAAATCAGCAAACAAATAAAACAAGGTTAGGAGGATCATGCCAGTTATCACTTCAGCCAATTTGGCGAATGCGATTGTCAAGCTAGTAGCGGCGGATGCGTTACCAGCTTTGATGGGGAACCTTGTCATGGGTAACCTGGTCAATCGCGATTATGAGCCCGTGTTAGCTCAGGCGGGCGACACGGTTAACGTTCCGATTCCGCCGACTCTGGTGGCGAACAATCTGGCGGAAGGCGGATCCGTGACGCCGCAGAACCCGGATCTGGGCAACGCGCAGATCGTGCTTAACACGCACGCGGAGGCGACGTTCCAGATCCCCGACGTGACGAAGATTCTGGCGGTGCCGGATCTGCTGCATCTGTACATGCAACCGGCGATGGTGGCGCTGGCCGAGAAGATCGAATCGGATCTTCTGGGACTGTACTCGCAGTTCACGGCGAATCCGGCGGTTGGGGCGCCGGGGGCGGCGATCACGGAGGCGACGATCGACGCGGCGGAGACAGCTTTGTTCAAGGCGAAGGTGCCGGCGAGTGCGCCGAAGTTTCTTGTGGTGGACGGCGACACCTATTCGCAATTGCGACAGATCGAGCGCTTCAGTGAATTCCGCACGGCCGGGGAGGCGGGTTTGCGGGCGCTGGTGGACGGCACGGTGGGCAAGGTGAAGGACTTTTATGTTTTCCGTTCGCAGTTCGTTCACAAGACGGGCAGCGCGCCGGTGACGAGGCACAACCTGGCGTTTGCGCGCGATGCGATCGGTCTGGTGATCCGGCGATTGCCCCAGCCGCTGCCGGGGACCGGGGCCGTGGCCGAGTATGCCGAGCTCGGCAACTTCGGCATTCGCGTGATCATGAGCTACCAACCGAACACCCTGGCGCAGCAGTTCACCGTGGACGTCCTCTACGGAGTGGGCGTGCTGCGCAACAACTTCGGTGTGCGAGTTCTGAGCTGAGGCGAGCAAGGAGCAGGGGCCGGAGATGAGAAGGCTCCGGCCCCGGGAGCTCGGCCTAAATCGGACAGGGGAAAGCAGCAAGGAGAGAAGAGCGATGGATCTGAAGGCCTATTACCGCAAGATTCGCGAGGTGGAGGCGCAGCTTCCGGCGGACGATGTGGTGATTGTCAGCTACGAGACGCCGGATGGCGGGGTGCCGGGTGTCAAGACCGAGGTACCGAGGCGCCTGGCGGCGAAGCTTCTGGTAGAGGGCAAGGGCAGACTTGCGACGGAGGAGGAGGCAGCCGAGTACCGCAAAGAGATGGAAGCGTCCTATCGCCGGGCACAGGAGACGGCGGCAGCCAGCAAAGTGCAGATCGCCGTGGTTTCGGATGCAGAGTTGCGGGCCTGGCGCTCGCTGAAGTCGCACAAGCAGGCGTAAGGCGCCGAGGCGGGGGAAAGCGATGGCACTGTTTACCGACGGCAACGCATCGGATGTGGCCGACTTGCGCGCCTACGACGCGGCGATTGCGGAGGTGGCGGCGGCGGAGGGTGTGGCGCTCCAGGCGAAGCTCGAACTCGCCATGCAAGAGATCGGCGTGGAGCTGGAAGAGTTCTTAGTCCGAGCGACGGGCGGCCAGGCTCAGCTTTCGCAGGTGGTGGTGACGCCCGCGCTGAAACAATGGCACACGCTGAGGACGCTCGCGTTAATTTACGGGGATATTCATAACAGCCATGTAAATCGCCGCTTCGAAGGGAAGTGGGCGGACTACAAGATGCGTGCGCGGTGGGCGGCCGAGAGTCTGTTTCGAATCGGCGTGGGGCTGGTGAGCAACCCGATTCCGAAAGCGGCTGCGCCGCAGGTTCGCACCCTTGCCGGGAGGCTGGAGCCGGGGACTTACCTGATCAAGGTGGCGTGGGTGAACGAGCGGGGAGAGAGCGGAGCGCCGAGCGAGGCGGCGGTAGAGACGCTGGCGGCGGCAGGGGGGCTGGGGATACGCGCGATTCATCCGCCGCCGGTGGCGGCTGGCTTTCACGTCTGGGTCGGTAATTCAGAGAAGCAACTTTGGCGGCAGACCGCTGCGCCCCAGGGCCTAGGAAGCGAGTGGGTTTGCCTTGGTCCCCTCGAGCGCGGGTCGCCCCCCACGGCCGGGCAGGAGCCGGAGCGCTACGTGCGAAACGAGCGAATCCTGCGGCGGGGATGAGGGACGATGGCGCACGTGGCGGGTCTGGCGACAAGGACGCTAGCCGGTCTGCTGGTGTCGGAGGAGGGCTTGGCGAGGGCGCTAGAGGCGATCAAGCTTCGGGAAAACGTCGAGATCCCGGGGTTTGAGCCGGGGCGGCTGTTTCTGGAGAACGCTTCTCGGGAGGTAGCGGAGCGGGCGCAGACTTTCCGGTATCCGGCAGTTTATGTGTATTGCGACCGGGTGCGGAACCTGCTCAGGGAGAAGTTTCGCAGCTTCTCCGGGACGGCCCGGCTGAACATCGAGGTGCGGGTATCGGGGGAACGCCTTCAGGGACTCGAAGAGCAGCTCGGACTGTACTTGGATGGGATCACCGAGGTGCTACACCGAAGCCAGGGAGACTGGGGCAACGGCGTATTTTACAGCGGTGGTTATGAGATTCAATTCGAGACGGCTAAGCCCGGAGGGCGGAGTTACTTGCAGTCGGCCCGGGTGGTTTTGGAGGTCGATGTAAGTCTGGAGTGAGGAGGAGGCGGAGACTCGCTGATGTCCTGTTACATTTCCACCAAGCAGAACCGTTTTTATGTAGCGATCGAGGAGCGATTCGGCAGGGTAGCGCCGATCGAGGGAGCGACGCGGGTGCCCGCGGTGCGCCTGGCCGCCAGACAAGAGTTGGAACGCATTGAGCGGCGAGACAAGATCGGGGGGCGAACCTTTGGGGGAATTCCGAGCGGGGTAAGGCGTCGCACTAGCTTTGAACTAACGACCTACCTTGCGGAGTGGCCTGCGGAAGCGGCAGCGCCAGGATACCGGCCGTTGTTTCTGGCTGCGTTCGGAGGCGGATCGCGGAACTTTGCGGGTGGTGTCGTGAACGCCTCAAGCGGGACGCAGTTGCGGACGGGGAGTGCGCATGGGCTGATTCCGGGGCAGGCGGTGGCGTGCGGGGGTGAGATCCGCTTTGTGACGGCGGTGGTGGACGCGCAGACGGTGCAACTCAATGCACCGTTCACGGGGCCCGTGGCTGCGGGGACGCCACTTGAAAGGACCATCACTTTCTTGCCCGGCGGCTCCCTGCCGAGCCTGAGCATTTTTGACTACTGGAGTCCGGAGGCTGCGGTGCATCGGATCCTGGCGGGAGCAGCCGTCGATCGACTGCGGGTCAACATCAATGCGGACTTTCATGAATTCACTTTCAGCGGCGCGGCGCAAGACTTGCTGGACAGCGCAAGTTTTGAAAGCGGGCAGGGGGAGTTAGATGAGTTTCCGGCGGAGCCGCCACTTACTCCAGACAGCTACGCCGTGGTGCCCGGCAATCTAGGTCAAGCCTGGTTGGGAAGCAGCCCGGAGCGATTTCTGACGTTGACGGAAGCAGAGGTGATTCTGGACAACAACCTGGACGTGCGAGCGAGGGAATTCGGGTCGATGGGCCCGCGGTGTATTGTGGCGGGCGAGCGGTACGTCGCGGCCAGCTTCAGTTTGTACGAGAGGCCCGATGAGGCGACGAAATCCCTCTATCAGGCGGCGCGCCAGCGATCTCCGATCAGCGTGATGTTCCAATTGGGGATTCAACCAGGGCAGGTGTGCGGGGTTTATTTAAAGAGCGTCATTCCGGAGGTTCCGGAGTTTGTCGATGACGAGACGCGTCTGGAGTGGCGGTTCCGTGACTGTCGTGCGCAGGGTTGGATTGACGACGAAATCTATTTGGCTTTTGCCTGACGGAGGAAAAGGTGGAGTACGCCAGCTCGGTGAGGCATGAGTCGAAGACGATGCCCGGCGTCACGTTTACCATCGCGCGAATGTCGTTCGGCCGAAGGATCGAGCTGACGAAGCGCATTCGGGACTTGGCGAGACGCATCGAGTTTCTCGAAGCGGGCGATGACTTCCGGGAGAAGATCGAAGCGAGTGTGCTCGAGCGGGAGGTTGAACGGATCTACCTGGAATGGGGACTCAAAGAGATAAACGGCCTGGTGATCGACGGCAGAGAGGCGGGCCCGCGCGAGCTGATCGAGGACGGTCCCGAGGAGCTGTGCCAGGAGATCGTGTCGACGATCAAGGCTGAATGCGGACTGAGTGAGGAAGAACGAAAAAACTGATCGTCGCCTTCCACTTTCAGTTTGCGAACCGGGCCGCGTGGAAGTGCGAGACATGCCGAAAGAGCGGCCTGGAGAGGAGACGTCGCTGCGGCTGGCTTGGGCTGGACGGGGAGCCAGGCGGTCGACCGGTGTGGGCGCGGCGGGGCG